TGCAGGCTTTGCCTCAGGCTGCACTTCTACCTTCTTGCGTGCCATCAGCCGAACCTCACGTACATGGTGCCGGGGTTACCCAGTCCGGCTGCCACCTTTTCTGCCGCTCGCTCCCTAGCCACCTCTGCCTTCAGTTTTGACTCCAGCGTCAGCAGGTCCTCCATCCGCATCTTGGTAATGGCCCGTGAGCCGATGCTGTACTGCTGCACTGCACCGCCAGACACCATGGCCCGGATGGCGGCCTGCACTGCCTCTAGATCCTTCTCCGCCTGCGTGCGGCCATCAAAAGCGCCAGGCGTTCCCGCATACACCAGGCTGGCCTTGACCTGCAGCGTGCCAGCGCCCAGCGTCAGCTTGTCGCTGCCTGAAGTGCCTAGCGCCTGCCAGTACCAATTGCCCGCATCAAATCCTGCAGACGTTGCTGCCGTGATCGTGAAATCCCAGCCGCCATCAGGGCGGGCCACGCCTGTAACCGTTGCACCTTCGCTAGCCGTATTGGTGCGCAGGTAATAAACCAGCGTCCAGCTGCTGCTGGTCACCGGATTGCCCAGCGTGTCGGACGTGCTCACATCCGTCCACGTCACCGTGTCACCTGCGGTCAGCAGCGAGGGGATGTTCATGCCTTCAGGCTATGAATCACCAGCCACTTACAAAGCCTTGGCGTGGGCTTGCGGGTGCTTGCCGGGTTCTACGCGGCGCTTCCTTCTGCTTATCGTCGCCTTCCCTTTGCTTGGCCATTTGTTCCCAAGCCGTCTTTCTGTCGTACCGCCGCAACAGCAGCTGCAGCGCAGCAAAGGCATAGACCAGGCAATCCAACGTTTCATTGCGGGCGCCGCTGGCTTTTACCCATTCCTTGACCATGAAGCCGCGCACGCTTCTGGCCTGCTGTTTTTCTGAGGTGAGCTGCGCAAAATAATCCTCATCTGCACCTTCGTGAAAGTGCAGATACCCAGGCCCTGGATCGTTATGCCGCAGCCTGCCATACAGCGTGGTTTTGGCCGTGTCTGTGCCGACGCTGAACACCTGCCCACCACGCTTCAGCAGCTGCCCACGCCAATTGATATCAACTGGCCTGCCCTTGTTAATTACCGGCTGATCCCTGCTGCTGCTGCCCTTGGTGGCAATCACGCCCTGTGGCCGCCGCTCTCTGGCGTACAAATAAACGCTGTGTTGATGGTGGCCACCGGAGTCCACTGCCATTTGGCGGATTTTCAAGGGTGGCCCTTCCTCTGCATCCCACTCAGCAGCCAGCACTTGATCCAGCTGGCCCCACACCTCAGGTAGTGCCGGATCGCCCTGAATCACCTGGTGCCAGATCAGCCATGCTTCCTCGCCGTCGCCCCAGCCCCACACGCTCACCTCAAGACGGTCATCCTGGGTATCAACGCCAGCCGTCAGCACCAGTACGCCCGTAGGGCACACACCCGGCTGGTACCCATCACGCCGCGCCATCAGGCCTTCGGCGCTCAGCTTGTTGCTGTAGTCCAGCTCAAACGGCTCACCCAATGCCGTGTTGATGAACGTGCGCAGCTGATCTGGATCTGATTTCACATCCAGGAACTCCCGCACCAGCTGCTCCCAGCTGGCATTGGGGCTGTAGCTGTATCCAGCCCACAAGTGGAAGCCCACCAGCCCTGGTTGTTTCGCTGGTGCCGTTGCCCGCCACTCCCCGCGATCCACCATCCACCGCTTCATCCGGTGTGGGATCAACGTGCCGCAGCCTTCGCATTGATAAGCCGCCGTCTCGGGCCGGTCTTTTTCCCACTTCATCTGCTGCCAGCGCAGGTACTGCATCCGCCCACAGTCAGGGCAGGGCACGTAGTACCGCCGCTGGTCGCTCATGTTGAACCAACGCTCAACCCTGCTGAACTCTTTGGTGGTAGGCGTACTGGCAATCCCGATCTTGCGGTTCCAGTAGTACTCACTGCGCTTGATGCCCAGCTTGATTTGATCGCCTTCTGGTGTGCTCGCCGGGTAGCCGTCCACCTCATCAAACAGCACCACGCGCCGACTTACACGCCGAAATCCCCGAGCGCTGTTGGCGCCCACCATCTGCAGCGCCCCACCTCGGAACTGCTTGAGCAAGATCGTGTTGCTGCCATCCTTCGCTTTCGGCTCGCTCACCAGCTCGCGAAGCACTGGCGTGTCGCGAATCATCGGGGCAATCTCATCCTTGCTGTACCCCTCCGCGTCTTCCACCGTGGGCTGCACCACCATCAGCGGACACGGATCTTGGTGCATGTGATACCCAATCAGGTGGTTGAAAATCTTGGTGGCGCCAACCCTGGCGCTCTTCATCCACACCACCATTTCCACCGTTGGATCGGTGAAGGCATCCATGATGCCCTTCTGATACGCCAGCGTTGTCCACCTTCCTGCTTCTGCAGCGCTCTCAGCCGACAGCACCGCATGGCGATCAGCCCACTCACTCAAGCTCAGCTTGGGCGGTGGCTTCCATAGCTGCATTGCCCGCTGCTGAAGCAGCGCATCACTCACCATCGTCTTGACCTCCAGCCAGCTCCTCAAGGCTTTCGCGGATCAGCTCCTCAGCAATTGCAATCTCCTCCAGCGTCAGGTGCGGGATCCGCTGCCGCAGTCGTGTTGGCACTCCCAGCAACTTGGTCTTGGCAACCGTCACGCTATCGGCCCACACTTTCTCCACCTGCTCAGCTGGCAACAACAGCCCTTCCTTCTGCTTGCGCTCCAGCTCCAGCAGGTTGGCCTGCTCAAACATCTTGCGAGCCTGCGACTCGGTGTAAGAAGGCAGCTGATCCTCAGGGGTCAGGCCTATTGATGGTGTGCTCACTGGCGCTGCATCTAGCACGCTCTGGCTGATGCCTGGCCTGGGCCGGTTCACCTGCCGCTGATCAACGCTCTGCAGGTATTCATCCACCAAACAGCTGCCATCAACCCTGATCGGGCTAAGGCTCACGCAGCTCTTTTGCAGCTTGCCCTGTCTGCACAGTTTCTCCAGGTTCTGCCTGGTGCAGCTTCGGCCAGTCTTTTCACGTATCAGCTCAGCTCCTTTGGTCGAGTTGAGCAGCGTTGCAACTGTCATGCAACCAGCGTATTCAGGTTGCAATTCATAGCAGCGCCAGTTGCTGCGGCGAGCCTTTGCCAGTCCCCATCACCTTGAGGATCCTGCGCCAGCGCTTTTCGCAGTAGAACGGTTGGTTCCGGTACCAGCCTTCTGCGTCCTTGTCCCGCTTGCTCAAATTGCAGCCCTTGCAAGCAGGCACGATGTTGCTCAAAACGTGCGTGCCACCCTTGCTGATTGGCACCACGTGTTCAATGTGCAGGTCTCCAGTTGTCCCGCAATAAGCACAGCAATGGTTGAACTGCGCAAACCGAGCGTCCACCTGCTTGCCCGTGACATGTAATCCAATGCTGCCGCGCTCTAGAGCCTTACGCCGCTTGGATTTCTGTCGGTGATACAGCCTGTATTCAGCGTCTGTCATCTGTCGCCATTGACGATGGCGCCTGTCTCGCTCACGCAGGTATGCACTCTTTATCTCTGGATGCTCTGCCCAATACTCGCGTTGCGCTTGAACAACCAATTGGGCAACCGAAGGCAGTTTCCCTGCCCGGCAAATGGCGGCCCAGACAGCAGTGATCCCTACTGGCAGGATCCGACCATTGGCGTCTTTTGCACGCGAAGGGCGCCCATAGCGTTGCCTTCGTTTGGCATTTGCTTCCGCCTGCTTGCCAGTTTTGCTTTGGCGTAATGATTTTTCTTTAGCGCATTGAACACAAGTCTTGTCACTGCAATATCGCAGCGAGCAACCAGTCCATTCCCATTGGTGGTTTCGCTTGCACAACGTGCCAAGAAAAAACCGCTCAGGATTAAGCGCATAGATTGCCGCCATCGGCCTGCTCCTACAGGTTGGTCACGGGCCGGGAGTTCGCTGCTCGCCGGTCCCACACAAGCTATGGACCCCTATTGATTCTCAATAGCTGCAACCTACTGAGAACTTGGTATCAAGCCAAACCGGCAGCCGCAGGATCACC